CCGAGGATGCGGTCGCCGCCGCTGTCAGTCTCGAACACGCCAGACGCGAGAGCCGCGCCGACGATCATCGCCGCGACGGACAGCCAAAATTCCGTGGTCTTGTATCCGGGCTTCATCGTTCACCCTGCTTTCTGCGGCACGTGGCCGCGTTCATCGTTCCTTCTCAGACTTCTCAAGCGCCTCGACGCGGCGCTCCAACTGGGTCACCCGCTCGTGCTGGACGAGCAAGATGCCCTTGATCTCCGCGATCTCAAGACGGATGCCCGAGGCGATCTGCCCGAGCTTCCACCCCACGCCGAGAATCGCGGACACGACCGTGATGATTCCTATGACGAGGTTCAGGTCGATCATGTCAGACCCTCCAGCGCGGCGATCGTCGCCTCGGTCGTGGCGATCTGCCCGTCGAGCGCCGCGATCGCGGCGGTGTCTCCGAGAGCGACGGCAGTGCCGCGCCTTCCGTTCAGGTACGCGAGCCGCGCCCGCGCCAGTGCGATGAGTTCAGCGATGGTCATGGGTGGCCTCAGACGAGCGGGATCAGTTCCTGCGTGCGCGTGGCGAGGTGGGACTGAAGCAGGATGCAGTCGTAGATGTCGGTTCCGTCGATCGCCGCATACGCCGCCATGCGGTTCCCCTGCGTCGCCGTGCCAGCCTGAATCTCGTCGGTCGGCGTGTACGGGGACAGCACGCGATTCTGCACGTCGAAGCGGAAAATCTGATTCACGGCGTTGGCCGTGTACGGGTTGAGGTAGAACATCCGGCCCTCGTTCTCGAACGGCGAGTAGCAGCCGCTCATCGCCGCAGTCGTGGTGATGCCGCCGTCGATCACGATCGCGTTCGTCCATGTGCCCGTGATCGCGCCCGCGATGTCGAACAGGTCGAGGTTCGCGCTTGTGCCGCGCCAGCAGAACAGGTGCGAATGCCGTGCGTTCTTCGCCGAGTCCGGGCGGATGCCGAATGCTGGCATCCACATGACTCCCGCCGCCGCAGCGTTCGCCGCAGCCGCGAAGTAGGTCGTGCTCCACGCGTTCGCCGCGATGTTGTTCGTGCCGTTGTTGACCGTCGCGTCGCTGTAGTTGTAGGTGTACTGCGTGGTCGCGGCGGTGCGCAGGATGATGAGGTTCGGGTACTCGATCACGAACTTCGCCGCGCTCGACGGGGTCGTGGTCCAGTTCGTGCCGAGCGTGTAGACCGGGCTTGAACCCGCCGTGTGCGAGGCGATGATGCGCCGCTGCCCGACCGCCGCCGGGGTGGTCGCGTCCTGCACGATGCGGATCTGGAAGTTGCGGTACTCGTTCGCGACCACGGCGGCGTCGCCAGCCGTCGCCTGTCCCGTGATCGTGCCAGCCGCCGCAGCGGTAGCCGAGAGCGCCATCTTCCCGCCGAGATGCGCGTCGTACGAGAACGTCCCCTTGACGAATCCCTCTCCGGGCTTGCAGTCGAACGGCGTGTACTGCTCGTCAAGTGCGACGAGGGACGAGTCCGTTCCAATCGTCGGGAGATTGGTGGTCGACAGGTTCGCGAAGAAGTTGGTCGCGACCTCGAACGAACGCCATGACGCGGCGGCTGGTGCGCCGCTCGACAGCATGATGACGCGCCCGCTCAGGATTTCGTAGCGGTCGCTGCTCGTCGGAGTGAATGTCAGCGCGGCATCGAGAAGCAGCGTCGGCGACGTGCCGCCGGTGTTGCCGATGATGAAGCGCTCCTCCGTCTTGCCAGCCGTGAACCCGATGATGCGGATCTTGAAGCCGTAGTCGCCCGAGCCGCCGCGATTCGCGAGCATGTTCACGCCGACCGCCGCGGGAAGCGCGGTCGTGAGCGGGATGCTCGTCGTGGTCGCGCCCGCAGCGATCGTGCCGACCGCCGCGAACGACGGCGCGAACACCGCAGCCGCGCCCGCCGCAAGCGCCGCCATGCCGGGAGAGCCGACGAAATGCCAGCCCTTCGAGACGATGTTGAATCGGTTCAAGATCGTCGCGGACGCGACCTGATAGGTAAAGGGATTTCGGGAGATGTCGGAGCGCAGGTCGCTGACGAGCGCAGCCGCCGCCGCGTGCGCGTTCGGCGCCGGGGTCGTGCTGTCCCACATCTGACGGTCGATGACCTTCTTGAAGGTGTTTGCCATTGTTTCCTCTCAGGTGATCCGTGCGCGGTGCGACGTTGCCCATGCGCTCCTGCTCGCGCTGTTGATGAGTCGGTCCGCAGGTAGGCCGCCAAGCTGCGATACGTTGGTCACGGTCGAACAGGTGGTTACCGTGGTGACTGTGGTTACGGTCCCGCTCTCCACGATGGCCGTGTTTCGGTAACGCTGAAGATCCTTCGCGTAGCCAAGCGGCGAGGACAGGAGCCGCAGGACGCGAACGAGCAGATTCGAGAGCGTTCCTTGTGGGGCGGCATCGACAGGCATCGGCGCGTCGACATCGAGGATGATCTGCAACACGTCGGACGCGCTGTGCGTCGAGGTGTCGTAGTCAAGCACAAGGTTGTTCAAGCCGAACGACGTGGCGCCCGCAGCGGAATCCGCGAAGTTGTAGATGATCTCGTTCCGGGTGACGTTCGTAATCAGTTTGACGTTCGCAAGCGTCAGGTCGATGCCGATGAACCCGACGCTTCCTAGGCCGGAAGATCCCGGCGTGAACGTGTACGAACCCGCGATGTCGATTCCAAGAGTCTTGTTCATAGTGCCACCGCCATCGCAATCGCGAATGACTTGCTCACGCCGCCGCCGCCGCCCGTCGCGGAGAGAGTCGTTCCGGTCAGCGAGAGCCCGGACCCGATCGTGATTTCCTGCGGCTGGCCGGAGCCCGACGATGCGCCGCGACCGAGAAGCCGGGACTGAGCCGACGTGATGCGGCTCTGAATCAGGTTGCCGTTGAAGCGGATCTCACCCGGAGCAACCAGCCGCAGGTCGCCGTTCCCGCTCTCGATCACGCCGTCCGTCTGATCGTGCGACATGCGAACGAAGTCGTTCGCCTGCGTGCTGTCCATCGAGTAGACGTAGAAGTGCGGGTCCGCGTGCGTCACGCTCGGGCAGCGTGTCGAAAGGCCGAAATGGTACCTATGCATCAGCGCGAACGAACTGCTGCTGATGTCCGTGCCGCCGAAGTTGTAGCCAACGCCGACGCCGACGCAGAGCGTCTGCCGGAGGCCCGCGCCGACCACTTGCCGGAACGCAGACCAATCCTGTCCAGACACCACCAAGTCGACGTTGTTGCCGACTTGAATCGGGATGTCCCAGTACACGCCGCCAACGTTTACCGCGCTGTCGATCGGACGGAACGAGCCGATGCTGATGAGGTTCGACCGCAGCGTCAGGTCGAACGTGATGCCGATCCGATCCGCGACCGATGGCTGCGGGAGGATCTCGACGCGCCCGTTCGTCGTGTTCCTGATCCGCTCGCCGTTCTCTAGGACGATCTCCTTGAACGTCGGCGTGTCGCCAGTTCCAAGCCCAAGCGCCGTCGCGCCCGCCGCTGCCGTCGCAGCCGTCAGCACCGAACGACCGACAGCCGTTGAATCGCTGATCTGATTGGCGACGTGCGTGTGGCTTGTGGACGCCTTCCCGTCGAGCGCAGTCTGAAGACCCGACACGTCGCTGATCGCGTGACCGTGGCCGACGTTCGACTTTCCATCGAGAGCCGTCTGGAGCCCGGTCACGTCCGCGACGGCGTGAGCGTGGCTCGACGCGGCCTTACCGTCCAGAGCAGTCTGGAGCCCCGTCACGTCTGCAATGGCGTGAGAATGGGAAGCCGCGGCCTTCGCGTCGAGCGCAGTCTGCAAGCCCGACACGTCGCCGATCACATGGCCGTGCGCCGTAGGCGTGCGCGCGTCAGAAAGCCGCGCGTCGTTCCCCTGGCAGACAGTGTTGCCCGCGCTTCCGAAGTTTGCCCGCACTGTGAACGTGTCGGCAGGGCTCTCCGTGACGGTGATGCCGTCGCCCGACACGACGTTGACGTTGCCGCCGCCCGCCGCGCTTGCGCCCTGCGGTCCCGGCGACACGAGCTCCATCAGGATCGGGCTCGTCTCCAGCGACAGGTTCACCTGCGGCGCGTCGAGAATCATCAGCCGCCAGCCCGTGTTCGTCGCGCTCATGGGATCGTCCCCCGAGCCGCCTCGCGGCCAACAGTCACGGCGCCTTCCCACAGCGAATCCACCACGCCGCCCGGCCACTCCATCTCGCAGTCATGGACGAACCGACCCGCGAGGCCAACCGTCACCGACTTCGGCAGGTGGAACGAAACCACACCGTTCACCGCGTCCACCGTAATGCGACTATCAGTGGTCGACATCGACGCCGTCAGCGTCGCCGAGTCGAATGTCGGGCGCATCGCCCAGCGGAACACGCAGCCCGTCAGGTTGATCGGCGCGCCGCTCTCGTCGCGCATCCTGATCGAGAAGCGCCAGTCGGCGCCCGCCTTGATCGCGGCGTTCCACACGGGGACGAGTCGGGTGTTGATCGCGTCGCAGGTCATCGTCGATCGTTCCTCACAGTCCGAAGATCCCCTTCAACGCCTTCGCCGAGATCCGAATCTCCGGCGCCTTGCTCTTCCGCGCGAACGGGTGGAAGTCGTCCACCTTGAATGTCCGCCCCTTGCCGCCGCCGTGCGCGTTCGCGATCAGGCACATGAGCGACGCCGTGTGGTTCCACTCGCTCCGCGCCTTCGCGTCGTGCATCCACGCGAGCTCGCGCAGAGTCCAATCGTCGGGGCTCAGTCCGACGATGGCCGCCGACTCGGCCACGAACCGCCAGCAGGAGTCGGCGCCAGCTTCTCCTCCACGAGCGCCTCCATCCTGTCGCGCGCCCGATCCGCTTCCTGAGCCGCCGCCTCCAACAACCTCTTGAGCGCGGCTCTCTCGCGAGGGTTCGGGAAAAAATCCACGATCGCTCCGAGCATCGCCTGCACCGCGTGGTCCAGCGCGTCTCCCGCCATCGCCGCGCCGAACTCCTCGTCGCTCACCCCATGCGCCTCCGCCTGATCGCGGCACAGGACGTAGATCACATCCACGAGGAGAACGGGGTCGGACGCGAGCCGCTCCAAGACACCCGGCTCGCGCCCACCCTCCGCGTTCCTCTTCTCCGCCACCTGCATCAGGTCCACGCCGAGCGTCGCGCGCACGCGCTTCACCGCGCCGACATCCACGCGGACGCTCCAGTACCGACCCGCCAAGTCCTTGAATCCGTGCATCGTTCAGACTCCTATCAGGTGGGGGTGTGCCAAGTCGGGTTGCGCGAGACGTACGCCGGCTTGCAGGTCACGCTCACAGTCTGCGTGTCCTCAAGCGGCTGCTCGATCGAGAAGCCCGTCACGGTCCAGTCCGCGATCAGGCCCTCGCCGCTCGCAGCGTCGAGCACCGCGAGCGCGATGATCGTGTTCGACATGAATGCGACTTGGAACGCATCCACGTCCGCGTCGGTCACGTCGAAGTTCATGTTGAACTCCAGCGTCGCGCTCTTCAGCGTGCCGAGCGTGGTGCGCCAGCCGCCGGCCGCGCGCGTCGAGGTGTCGGCCTCGCCCTTCTCCATCGAGAGGGTCAGGTCCCGCACGTTGTTCACCGCAGTCAGTGTTCCCATCGCCGTGCCAACGGTGCCGCGGCGAAGCGATCCCTCAAGTCCAACACGAATAGGCATCTCTCATCCCTCCTGTTCATCCGGCGGCGCGAAGCCGCGCGGTGACAACCCCTGTGAACACTCCATGCTCCTGCATGTGAACGGGCGAAACCATCGGGTCGATGGTCACGCCCACGCACACGAAGCCCGTCGTTCCCGCGCGGAGCGCGTACAGCGCGTCCGCCACCTTCTCCACGTCCGCGCTCAGGAGCGCGATCTCCGCGTTCCGCGCCGTCTGGTCGATCTTCCGCTGCACCATCACATCCACCGAATAGTCGATCCGCTCCGAGACCCGAGTCTCCGCGCGGCGCTCGATCGCGCGGGGCATCACAGTCAGCGTCAGCGACAGCAGCTCCTCGGGCTTCCGCTCCGGCCAGAACGAGCGGACAGCCGTGTACGCGCTCGACAGCGTGAGACCCGTCACCGCCGCGAGCACCGCATCACCGACCTGTGCTGGCGTTGCGGTCATGCCGTCTGCGTCCTCAACTTCGTGTGCACGCGGATCATCAGCCGAGCCGTGTCCGCGTACTTCCATTCCTGCTCACGCCCCGGCGCCGTCACCTCGTAGGTGCGCACGGTCCCGTCGCACGAGCGCTCCTCGATCAGGTCGCCCTTCGCAGGGACCACGGGCAGCGCACCGAGCACGAGGTCGCACGCGCTCACCAAGAAATCCCGGCTCTCCCAGCGCAGCACGCCGTGAGAGTCCTCCACCTCGAACACCGTGCGGCCCACCGTCGCGGGAATCCTGACGCTGTCCGAGCCGCGCATGTACACGATGTCCGTCGACAGGGCAGCGCGCATCGCCGATGCCACGAGCGCGCTGCCCTTGTCGAACAGATTCCCCATGATTCAGCCTCACGGATTCAGGATCGCGAGAACCTTCGTCGTGCCGTTGCCGGCGGCAGCGATCGCGCGGCCGAACACCTTGTGCGTCGACGCGGTGATCGTGGCCCGGCTGTTCGCCACATCCCAGTACAGGATGGCGCCGACCGCGACCACATCGGTCGAGAGCTTGTTGATGTTGTAGATGCCGCGCGTCGAGAGCGCGCCCAGGGTGTTCGCGGGAATCGCGTTCTCAGCGACGCACACGAGGTCAGCCTGAACCACGACCGAGCCCTGCGCGACAGTCGAGGCCGGCGTGTGGTCGATGTAGTTGCCTTCCGAAATCTTGTCTGCGATTGCCATTTTTCTGCCCTCTTTCGTTCGTTCGTTTGTTTGAGGCTCGGGGCGGGGCCGCGCTTGTCGGCCCCGCCCTCCGCCGTTCGATCACTCATCAGGCGCCGGCCGACTTCACGCCGCCGCGGTACTCCTGCTTCGCGACGCCGAAGTCGTGGAAGCCGCGCATCTGGATGCCGAGCACCGAGAAGTCCGCGTCGGCGGTCTCGACGGTCGGGGTCTCCACGCCGTTCAGGAACGCGATCTCGATCACGGGCAGCGTCTGCGGGTCGGCAAGGAGGTACCAAGCCGTCGAGCTGTTGCCCGTGTACGAAGCGTTCGAGAGGTACGGGCACACGACGGGCGCGAACTTGCCAGCGTGCGGGTTGCCGACCGGCTCCTTCGCGCTCGACGCCGGGCGAAGCTCGGCCGAGTTGAAGAGCTGCGCGGCGCGCGCCGAGAGGGCGGGCGGAACGAGCAGGATCGCGGGCATCACGCCGAGCGGCTTGCCGTTCGGATCGGTCTGCTCAAGGAAGCGCTGCTCGGCGGTCGAGAGCGAGTCGATGCTCAGAGCGGAGGTACCGCCGCTGAACTGGCTGCCGTTGCCGCTCGTGAAGAATGTCGCGTTGTCGAGGAACGAGGCCCAGAAGACATCGTTCAGCTTCAGGCCCGCGCCGCGGCCGATGCGCTGCGGGAGCTGCGTCATCGCGCCGAGATCGTCGTTGATGATGTCCTGACGGGTCACCGCGAACATCTTGCCGAAGGTCTTCGCCTGATTCGTGTACGAGGTCTCGCTCGCTTCGCCGTGCTTCAGCTCGCCGTTCGCAGCAACCTCGTCGTACTGGTAGTCGCCGTTGAGGCGGTACGAAGTGACGGTCTTGAAGTCGTTCACGGCGCGGACCGAGCCGATGCGGCGCCAGCTCTGGTCGACGCCCATGAAGCCGTCGAGCAGGAACTTGTTCGCGGTGTTCGACAGGATGCCCGGGAGCGACAGGCCGCTGAAGCCTGCGCGGAGCACCTCGCGCTCGTGACCGCGGAACGAGCGGCCCGTGTAGCCGTTCGCCCACGCGGCTTCGAGGAGAAGCTCCTGAAGGCCGATGCCGCGCTTGAAGCGCTTGTCCGCTGCTTCAAGGGTCTTCGCGTCGAAGCTCTTCTCGACCGAGCGCATGCCGCCGGCCTTGCAGAGCGCGGCGACGAGCACGTCGGAGCTCGGAGCGTCATCGCCCTTGATATGAGCGGCGGGTGCGCCGATCACGGGACGCGATGCGCGGAGAGCCTCAAGCTCGGTCTTCTCCGAGGTCCAGCCCTCGGCGATCGCCTTCGCCTCGATCTCGGCGTTCCCGCCCGCAGCCTTGCGGACGGACGCGATGCGGTTTGCCTCGGCAGCAGCGGCGGCGCGGATCTCGCTCACCGTTGCGGCCACGTCCGCCGCGCCAGAGGCGGCGGTGACTTCAGTCTTTTCAGCCATGATGTTTCCCTCGTTTCCTTCTGCGGGATCGCCCGCGATCTCAGCGGCACACGCCGCAACGGATGCACTCGTGTTGTCATCCGCGCCCAGCGCCACGAACGACACCTCGGAAAGCGCCGAGGAACGCACGATGTAGACGGGGCCCTTGAAGACGCGGCCGTTCGCCTCCGCCTTCTCGCCCTTGTCGACGAACTCGACCTGAATCGCAGACGCGCCGATCGACGCCTGCCACGGGAAGCCGTTCGCGGCCGAGCGCATCACGCTCTCGCTCGCGTCGCTCGCCCCCGAGATCACGCCCGACACGCGAAGCTCCATGCCGCGCGAGAGGCTCTTCACCTCGACCGCGTCGGTGTGGCCGACGATCCGCAGCGGGTCGTGCTGAAGCAGGATCGGACGCGCCTTCTCGGTGGTCTTCATGCCCGCGAGGTCCACCACGACGGGCGGCCCCCAGCCGACATTCATCGCGCCGCCCGTGTAGGCCAACATCTTGAACGACTTCAGCTTCGGCGACTCGTCGCCTGCCGCCGCGTCGATCTCGGTCGGAGCCGTGAACTCGACCTGACCGCCCGCGAACTGGATGCTCTTTCCGCTCATGTCCTGCATGTCACTCCCCTCCGTTCGGGTCGGGCCCATCGGGCGACATCGCCTGCTGCCCTGGCATCGGGAGACCGAGCTCGATCATCAGCGCGTGCTCGCGCGCACGCTGCCGCAACTCGCTTTCCCAATCCTTGCCCTGCCGCGCGTACTCCGCGGCGAGCGTCGTGGTGCCGTTGAGGAGACGCACCGACTGCGCGTTCGCCTCCTTCGCGGGGTCCACATGCTCGTTGCCGTCCCACATCCACTCGTGAGGCCACGTCGCAACGCGAAGCGCGGGCGGGATCAGACCCGAGATCAGGATCGCCTCCGACATCCACGCCGCGAACACCCGGTCGAGGACCGTGTCCGCCATCACCTGCTGCTCGATGCGGAGGCTCTTGTGGTAGACCTGATGGTCGAGGCGGCCGCTCGCGTAGTTGTACTTCGAGCTGTTGCCCGCAGCCACATTGAACGGCATGTTCAAGCACCGAGCGACCTCGTTCAGAATCTCGTTCTTGAACATCTCGTAGGTCGTGGTCGGCTGCTCGGCCTTGAGCTGCCCCATCTTCCACCCAGCGGGAAGCGTGATGAACGAGTTGCGCTCGACCTCGATCGTGTCCATCGGGTCCACATCGTCAGCCTCGCCGCCGGCGGGCGAGTCCGTGTGCAGCACGCCCGCGTAGTTCGCCGCCGTCTCCGCGCAGTCGAGCACCGCCAGCGTGTACCGCCGAAGCTGACCGAACAGGTACAGCGCGGGGACGATGTCAGGCACGCCGCGCAACTGGCCCGGGCGCTCGGCGCGGAAATAATGGATCACGCGCGAAGCGTCGATCCACTTGCCCGAGCCCGCGAGCGCGGTCATCATCGTCGGGCCCGCCATCGTGCTCGCGCCGTTGTCGCCGGGGTGCGCGTCGAGGAGGTAGTACCGTGCGGGGTTGCCGAACTCGTCGTACTCGATCAGCGGCACCTGCTCGCTCTCGACGAGGCGCAGGTCGAGCTTGATCGGCCCGCGCAGCGATGCGTTCGATGCGAGGATCGCGAACACCTCGCCGCTCTCGCAGCGGCCAGAGCGGAGGAGTCGCATCTTCTCCGCGAGGCGCACCTCGGTCGACCACTCGTCGAACGCGGCCTCGATGCGGCTCGACACCACCCGATCGTCCGTCTTCAACTGGAGCCGCGCGCCTGTGCCGACGAGGTCGTTCGCAAGCGTCGAGACGATCCCCTTCGCGTAGCTGTTGTTGGCGACCTCGTAGCGGCAGCGCTCGCGCAGGGTCTTCCGAATCGCGTCCGTCAGCGCCGCAGCGGGCGAGTAGCCGTCCGCGCCCGCCCAGTGCTTCGCGTTCTGCGGCGTCTTCGCGGCCGCGTCGTACTTCGCGCGAACGACCACGCGACGAGGCGATGCGCCTGCGTTCGAGCCGCCGAAGATGCGCGAGAGAATCCCCATCAGACGGTCCCCGGCGGAATGATCCGCTGCACGCGGAGCCCACGGTCGCGGCGCTTGGTCGCCGCCTTCGACGCGAGGTAGCGGTCGAGCTCGATCAGCTTCGAGATGTCCTGCTGCGTCACGCTCCCAGCGTCGTTCGACGCAGAGGCGGGCGCCACCGCGGACTCGCGGAGCGCCTTCTCGATGTCGGAGTTGGTCGGAGTGCTGCTCAAATCTCGTTGGTCCGCTCTCGCTTCCGCTGACGCCGAACCGATGACCACCAGCTGTTCACCGCGACCGCCGCATCCGCGCCGCTCAGGTGCGCGATCCATGCAACTTGGACGGCGTCCTCGCGGTCATTCGACGGCACGAGCCCGAGCTCAAGCTCAAGACGCCGCGTGTCGGTCACCGGGGGCAGGCCATCCATCAGGTACAGGCGCGAGAAACCGAAAATCTTGGCCGTTTTCGCATCGCGCCGCGCAGATTCCCGAGATTCCCCTACGGGTAGTGGTCGGATCATCGGCCCTCCTGCTCGTAGGTAGTCGTGCGCTTGCCGCAGCGGCGGCACTCGCGGCGCCTCATTACCCGCTTCATCGGGGCGTTCCGCGTCTCAAGCACCCGCAGTTCGCGGGAGCCGCACGCGCGACAGCACAGGCCGCTCGGCTCCGCCTTCGGTTCGGTCGGCGGGCGCGGCTTCTTCGGCGTCATCGTGGCCCCCTCTTGATGTCGGAGAGTTTGACGCGCGGTTTACGCTCCACAACCGCCTCGCGCATCGACGGCAGCGAGCACCCGCTCATGCTCGCGCCAACCGCGCAGCCGACCATGCAGTCCAGCCAGTGGTTGTCGAGGCCAGGACGGCGCAGCCTCCACTCGTCTACCGTCCGACCCTTCGCGCTCACCGCGATCCGATGCTCCGCCGTCAGGTGCTCGGCGAACATCCGATGCAACTCGCGGTCGCCTTCGAACAACGACACGCTGCCCGGGTCGCCGAGCGGCACGCCGAAGCGCTCGTGCACGAAACTCTTCCACCAGTTCGAGTCGAACAGCACATGGCGCACCGCGCGGCGCTCGGTCGCGGGCGGCATACGCCAGTGCGCGCCCGCCTTCTCCCCCTTCTTCTTCGCCGTGCTACCCCACGGGGCGCTCGACGCGCCCACGAACCGACCGTGCGACGGCAGCGCGAGGCCGTTCCAACGAGACCGCGCGCAGAACTGGTACACGACATCGGTGCTCTGCCCCCAGTTCGCGTCGATCAGCACGCGGTCGAGCCGCACCGTGCCGCCGCCGTCCTGCTTCCACACGCGGTCGGCCCGCTCCTCAAGCAGCCGCTCAAGGCCGTGGTGGATCGAGCCCTCCAAGCCCGCCTTCGGCGCCGCGTCGGATAGCGTCCGCTTCACCTCGCCGAGCGTGTAGTACCTCATCTTCTGGTCGGGCCACGCGCCGTAGTCCACGACCCACCCCGTGAAGTCCTCGCTCCACGCGGCGACCGTCCAGAAGAGCACGCTCTGCTGGATGTCGATCGACATCGTCAGAGCCGACGCATCGCGAGGCACAAGCCCGCGCGCGTAGCCGCTGACCTTGCCCGCCGCCTCGTCCTGCTCCAGCTCCGACACGCTCGCCGTCACGAGCGGAATAGGCTCGTTCTGGAACTCGGCGAAGAACGCCGCGTCCTTGCGGTCGATCCGCAGATTCATGGCGTGCTGAAGCGCCGACAGCTCGTCGGGATCGTGCCGCGCCTCCCACGAGACCACGCCGCCGGCGTCCATCGCCGCCTTGTTCGCGCGGTAGAACTCGGTCGCCGTCTCGCCGCGGCCGCCGTCGCGGAACGATTGACGCCGCAGCGCCGCGTACTCGTCCCACAGCGTCGTGTTCGTCGGCCACTCCACCACCATCTTCGACCGCTCGCCGCGCCACTCGGGGTGCTTCTCGCGGTCGAGAATCGCGTCGGCCATGTCCCCCGCGCGGATCACCGTGCACGGCATCACCGCCGCGATTTTCTGACCCGGCCCAGCAAGGCCGAGGATCGCGCCCGCGAGCAAGCCCTCGCGAGTCCTGCACTGAGACGGGCTGTTCGCGCTCTCGTCCGTCTGGGGATCGTCGATGATCGCGAGGTTCGGACGAACGCGCCGACCGTCCGCGCGCTTCGCGCTCATGCCGCGGATCGCACCCGTCAGGCCCGCGCAGCGGATGATCGCGCCCGACGCCTTCGACCCGGCGATGGTCGGCAGCACGATAGACTTCGCCTCCCACCTGATGTGCGTCGGCTTGCCGCAGCACAATTGCCCGTTCGCCCGCTGCGCGATTCCCTCAAGCCGCTCGATCGGGATGCATATCTCGGGGTAGTCCTCGCCGAGCATCTCGTTCGTGGCGAACTCGACCTTCAAGTTCGACAGCATCCGCTCCGCGTGCTCCTCCGTCGCGCCGATCAGCGCGATGAAGTCGCGCCGCCCCGTCGCCACGGCGTACATCCCGCCCACCTCACACATCGTGGTCTTGCCCGTGCCGCGCGGCATGGCGAACGCGAACAGTCCGCCCACCGTCACGGCCTCGTCGATGCGCGATAGCGCGCGGATGTGCGGGTCGCTCCACGCCAGCGGGAAGGTCTGCGCGAAGTAGACCTCGCACCAGCGCCGCAAACTCGTCTCGGCCTCCGCTCGGCGCTCGGGGTTCGCGCACGGAGGGATCGACCCGATGTCGCGGCCGCGCGCGGACATGGCGCGGAACTCCTGCGCTTTCGCCTCGCGGAACCTTTCGTAGCCCCGCAGCGGATTCGGCGCCGCCGGCGCGGCTGGGGCGTCCACCGCCGCTGCGGTAGGTGCCAGAACTGGCGGCTTCGGCTGCGCGACCTTCGGCTTGCGGGTCGCCTTCGTGGGCTTCTTGGGCTTCAAGGTCGGCCCCCCAAGTAAGCCAGTGCGGTTTTCTGGC